TCTGTGAAATTTACTTACTGCAGGGCAATATTCTTCTTTATGCCATTTTAAACTACGACTCATATTTGTAGTCATATGCACACTAGTATAATTTGTATTTTCAACATCATTGTTTAAATGCTGTAGTATATCAATATACCCTGGATGAAATGTTGGCTCGCCGCCGCTAAGACTAAAATGAAAACTATTGAATCCTCTTTCTCTAGCCTGACGTTTTATTTCATCTATAGTTAATAAACATAATTCAGTGGGTCTATGATCCTTTTTATCACTACGAGCATATGGCCAACAGTAACTACACTTATAATTACAGAATCTACCCAATAACCAACTTACCGTAAAAAGGTCACGATATAACATTGTGCGTTGTCCAACACGTACAATATCATCATATGGTATTTGTGTAAAGTCATAAGCTGATTTTGCTAAATCACTCATAATAAGTTTTCACCATTTCGTAAAGTTCTGGATTTATATATGCCCAATTTTCATTTCTAATATCGTTTATCTTTTTATCATTTTTTATAAAAATATTAAAATCACCAGTTTTTGATAACTCATCTTCTAATATTTTCAAAAAAGGCACTGCGGTATGTTTAGTCCATAATTCAAATAATTTTTTAATTTCTATCTTAGCATTTTCAGGCAAGTGTCGTGGACGCATCCAATCTGGACCATCTACTAAAACATATTCATGACGAATTTTAGGAAAATTATCTTTTAAAAAATTTGAAAGTTTATCTTAATGATTAATATTGTATATACTAGCAACAGAATGAACTTTAATATCTTCTTTAAAATTTTCAGTAAACCAATTAATATTTTCTAAAACGTTATCCCATTTACTTCCTTTTCTCAGAAAATTATTCAACTCACCATAAGCATCAATACTTAAATTAATGTGACATTCTTTACATTCTTTTAAAAGATCAAATAATTCTTGATTGGGTTTCAAGGTAGTATTTGTTGTTAAAAGGACTCTTAGGTTCTTTCTGTTGCATCTTTTTAAAACATTGATAAATTTTGGCTGTTCCATTAAAGGTTCCCCGCCAATTAATTTCATTAAAGTGAGCTCCGAAAGATCATACCCATCTAGCACTGTTTCCTGATTTAAAATACCTTTATAAATTGGCATCCCTAATGCTTTCGCATCAGCATACCAGCTTGTACTTAATTCTGGATTACACATTCTACATTTGTTATTACATGTGTTACTAAGAGCTAAATCTAAGTATTTTATTTTTGATTCTTTGATAGGCTTAGTTGGTATATTAAAATTTTCTGCGTTATTAAGAAAAAACATTCTAGTACTGTGACCTGTTTTTTCCTCATTAGTATAACATTTATTGCACCCAGGAACTGATTCATTATTTCTCATCTTTTCCCGAATATCCTGCATAAACGGGTGATTAAAAACATCAGGATGATTTAAATCTAAATCATCAGGGACATGCTCCCAATCAAAAATACAACAAGGATATACTTTTCCGTTAGGACGAACTGCCAAATGACTAAATGGTAGAGGACAAAAACTATTATTCACTGTCGAGCCATTCCACTAATATTGGATCTAAATAATCTCTAAAATTTTGATTTCGTGCCATATCAAAAAGCTCACACTCATCTTTTACTTTTTGTCTGTTTTCATTGTTATTTTTGATAGCATCATCTATTTGTAATAAAAGATTAACTACGTCTCCGTCCTCTAGACCGTTGTCTCTAAACCTGTGTTTGTTTATTCTTTGTTTAGCTAACTCTAAAAGTTCTTTTGATAGATGTTTTATTGCTATACCTCTGTCTCGACTGTACACTTCTGAAAATTGACAACAAACTCCAGGGTATAACTTTTTAGCCCAGGTTAAATATTCATCTAAATTTAAAATATTATGGGCAGTTACCACTGTTACAAAATTTAAAATCGGATCATAATTACGTACATTTTCTATATAATTTTTTACACTAATTTCGAGATCTGAAAATTTACTAGGAAATCTAATAAATTCATAAACTTTTTCGATTCCATCAATACTAAAAGTATGCTTGTTTTTTTTAAAATTATTAATTAGACTTATATTATTATCATCAAATTGTGTTGCATTGGTATGAAAGATTAGTGTAGTATTTTTAGCATCGTCATTACGTACATATTGATATAATAATTGTATAACTTTATTATCATAAAATGGTTCTCCACCTGATGCCTTTAATACTTTAATTTTGTCAGTATTCTGTAACAGCCATTCCCATTGAAATGATTTTGTGGCTTCAATTGATACCGGTTTACTTTTTCCATCTACAATAAATTCTATTCTACCCCACCGATCTGTAACTTTTGAAACTTTGTCTAATAGATTATTTTTATCAAAATATTGATGATCAGCCATCAACTGATGACTGGCTGTAGGCGTACACATCCTGCATCTTAAATTACAAACATTTGATGCTGTGATATCAATTACAGATAGCCCATCGTCATCATATCCAAAATTCTCATCACTATACAGTCTAAAGGAGTTCAGTCCTCTGTCTTCTTGATCCCAACAAACTTTACAGGCTTCATCTCTTATGCCTTTAGATAAATTATCTCTAAGTTGTTGCATCCTAGGATGATCGTACATTTCTTGAGGTGTTAAATTAGTTGGATCAATTTCTAATGGATTTATATACTTTGGATTTTTATGAGTGTAATTTCCCATCATACAGCAAGGCCAAAATGCTAGTAATTTTTTCCCTCGCCATTCTTTAATGGCGATTTCTCTAAAAGGATGTTTACAGTAAGTATTATTTTTTTCTGGTTTCATATTAATGTCTTTCTTCGGGCCAATCATCTCTGCCTGCCATGTGTTTTTCTTCAATTCCTACACCACAAACATTTTTACATCTTTGTGGGCAATTACCAGAATTAAAATTATCAACATTTAATATAGTAAACATAGTTTTCTTAATAGTTTCCATATCGTGTTTTTTTAAGTCGTTCCAATCGGGTGTCAGAGCTTTAAATCTCTCATCATCCCATGGGTTTACTTCATAATTCGCATGGTACGCACAGCAGGGATACACTTTCAATGTTGCTGACACATCTAATTCGTCCCATCTATCTGATGCATAATCATATGCTGAACATCTTACTTGCATAATTAATTCACCCAAAAAGTATCAAAAATAATACGATACGAAGTATTTTTATATTTTTTTGAAATATTTACATACTCGTCATAATCACTTTTTGTAATTCTATTAACCCCAAAACGACTTGGTCTCAAATTACATCTCAAATTCAATAGTAAATTGTGCTGTGCTGCTAACTTGATTACATCTTCTATTTCATGTTTATTATGTTCAAAAATAGTATAGTCCCATATAGCCTTATTATGTTTAGCCATTGAAAACATATTTTTAAATGCTAACTCTGTGTTTACATTAATTCTATATTTGTTATTAATTTCATGAGTCAACCCATCAATACCAAATCGTATAGTTATAGAATTGTTAGTTTCAGCAACATATTTGAAAAACTCATCCCTTTTTACTCCACCATTGGAATATATTGTAAGCTGTTTAAAACTGTTATTGGCAATCTCTGCAAACTCTTTTATTTTAGGGTGCATTAGGGGATCACCAAATTCACCGCAGAAATAACAAATATAATTCTTATATATTTCCTTATCTCTTTCTACGATACGTTTAAACTCTTCAAAATCCATATGTGTAAGTTTGAGCCCGTTTGTTAATTCAAGATATTTGTCTTGATCGAATCTTTTACACGTTGGACATTTAGCATTACAATAGTTTGTTATATTAAAATCTATTATCATAAATTATCTTTTTAAAATTTTTTATAGTATGCTCACATCTTCATTTTATTTCTTTAAGAAAAATAGGTTTAAGTACAGAAGTATCAAAATGATTTTTAACTACATCTAAATAATTTTCTTGATACTTACTTTTAGGTGCACAAAGTCCACACCCACAAGTATGTTTGGGGCAAACTATAGTTGGCATGGTTCCATTTTTTAAATTGCGTTCTAATTCTTCAAGAATCTTATCACCTTCACTTAGTTTTCCTATAGGTCCGCGTGTTTCACCAAACTGTGCTTGACATGTTTGATGATGAAATACACTATCAGTCTGTTGCTCGATATGCATGAAAAACCAATTGACGCTACAGTACCAACCTTTAAATTCTCTGTAGTCAACAAATTTACTTTTTCTGGATTCACCTTCGTTGTAGAGACACATGGTTCTACTACCACAACACGGCCTTCCAATTTTTAGTGCTAATTCTTTTTCGTCACTCATGCTTCTTGAACCTTCTTTGTATTATTGGTCCAATAGTCTTTAAACCATTGTGTCTGTTCCTTAGTATACATATGTGCAAAATTACTTTTACTATCTGGTTCTTCACCAATAATTCTGGGAACATATTTAATATCATGTTCATCTAAAAACTCACATACCTTAATACACTCACCAAAATAACCTGCATGAAACATGACGTTGATACTCATAGTGCATTTATGCTGTGGGCCATATGTATGAAATTGTACCATACGATCTTTTACTTGATTTTTCAATCTGTCATCAGCTTCGGCGTGATAACTTATTGTTATATGATCTAAATTTTCCATTACCTGTGTGGCCATTTTTTCACTCATTGCTCCATTGCTTGTTAATGCAAAACTACATTCATAACGATGTTTGTATTTTTCATTATAGGTATCTTTTAGATACTTAATAAATGGAATAAAATTAGGATTAACTGTAGGCTCCCCACCAGTAAAACTTATACTAGCTCTTTTGTAATCCCTATATGTCATATACAAATCTATATACTTCAAGACAAAATCACTATTTTTTATCAAATCTTCCAAGCTGGCGTGTGGACTAAAATTATCATGTCTATGTGCCGGACAATAACTGCAATCATAATTGCACCTGCGCCCAAGATCCCAAGTGACTTGAAATACATTTCCATCAAGTAAATCTACAGTATCAAAACTAGCCATTTATATAATCCTTAAACTTGGGTTCTACTTCAAGTAATTTTTCATCACGTATTTTATCAAGATCCATTGTATATTTGACAAATTCGTTCCAATGAGTAGCATAATAACTTTCACTATTCATATAACTAGCCACACCTTTAGCAATATCAGTAGCCTGTTTAATTACATGTTCATTATAATTGTTATTCTTAACCCACTGAACAAAATCTTGTAATCGTTGCGTGACTTCTTTTTTGTATTGATCAGGTAATACCCTAACATTCAAATGCTTAGGGTGGTGTGCCACATGATGTGTTATAATCGGACGTTTATTTGTAAAATTTATTTTCCTAAAATTAGCATCTTTTAACTTCCACATCATAAAATCAATCATATGGTTGACATTGTAAGCCGTAACTGTAAACGCTAACCATCCAAAAATGTTATCAGGCAACTGATCTATTTTACGTAAATTGTTTAAAGTTTTTTCCCACTTAGCTGGGCTTCGTTGATACTCTTGCATACTGCCCATACCATCAACACTTGCCCCAACACGTACTTGCTTAAAATGCTTCCACAATTCAGTAACTCTTGTAGGTAGTGTACTCATATTTGTGTTGTATTCTACAATTATATTTTTAGCCGCATCTTTTTCTACACAACGTTCTAAAAAATCATAGTGTCTTTCTATCAGCATTGGTTCACCACCAGCAAAATATACATGTTGGATATTATGAATATTTGCTTCTAATTGTTCCCAAAAAGGTTCATATTCTGGCCAATTAAACGCTGGAACATTTCCGTCTACAATTTCCATTACTCCGCTAGTATCTTTAAATCTATTACTGCCAGTTAATTTAATCCAATCTTCATACCATGCGTTGCTGTCTGTTGGACCACACATACGACATTTTAAATTACAAAAATTACCAAATCGCAAATCGTAATATACTACAGGAAAATCATCTGGATTAATGCTTCCATCAGATTTAGTTTTTTGTCTAACTTCATCAATGTTCATTTGCCATTGTTCATTTTCATATGTACGTCTACTAATTAATCCGGCTGCTTCTTCATTTCTACAACGACCACATTCATCGTTCCATACACCGTTTAACATATTAAGACGTATAGTTTTCATCATTGTGTTATTACGTGCATCTAACAATGAGTCTTTTCCAGCATTATAAGCAACACCGTCAGCTTTGCGTATTACTCCTTGATTCTTAGTTACGTTAGCTTGACAACAGACTCTAAGATCCCCATTAGCTCTGATAGCTTGAAAGTTCCAGGGGATAGGACAAAAAGTATTAGACATTTGTTATCTTTTCCAAAGTCTCATCTAACTTTGATAGTGCCCAATTACGTTCTAAACACCAAAAACAAGTTTCACATTCTGGAATAGCCATTCCAGGTGTATAATCTTTATAACTAGGGACTACATCCTTAATATTTTTATGTGTTATATCGCCTTCACAACTTCTAGTTAAATTAAACAAATCAATAATATCAAAGTAATAATACTGAGCGACGATCCAAGATTTATCAACGAACCTGAATGGATGGCATAAAAATTTACCATCTGAGTGTATTATCAAGTCAACCAGTGTTCCTGCACTTGCCGGTTTTTCTCGTTCTTTCATTTTTTTAGGAAAATCTGTTCCAGGTGGATTTGCACTTGTCCCATTAAATACTGCATTAAAATTGTATTTAAATGTAGTATACAAATTAAAACCAGACACTTGTAATTGATCACCACTTCGATCTTCGTTATAAACTGGGTCCTTATAGATATATCCTGAAACACCATGTTCAATTTCTGGAGTTATAAAATTTTCGTGTCGTTCATTAATGATGTTGGGAAACATATTTTTTAACTTATTATAAACACTTATGCCTATTGATCCTTGCCAAGGTCTGGTAGTCCAACATCTCACATGAGATATAAAATCAATTTTGCAATCAAAGTCATTATCAGTAATTATTTTGCAAAGAAGATAAGTTAGACATGCACTATCGGCACCACCCGATACATTTACAGCAATGCGTTTCCATTTATCTGAAAAGGGAATGTCAAGTCCGTTTATTCTAAATAACGAAATTCCATGATTTAACGCAATTGATTGCTGTGCTGATGTTGTTGTACTATATATTTTATTTGACTCAGTAAACATCATTCTACTCGCTCTATTCTATCATGAACAAATTTGTATTTTTTCATATGATCGTTAAAATTTTGTTGCCAAATAGCATCCGATTTTCTTATATAAACTAAGAATGCTTCCCATTCACTGTCCTTACAATCGTGATTGAAAACGTAATGTTCAATTTCTTTTAATGCCTTTAAAGCAGTTCTAATATCGGAAAATTCACGCAAGTTTGGATTATAAGATTTTCTGTGCTTATGAATATCTAAATTATTCAACCTTTTAGTATTTTCATCATTTATAATTTTGTAAGTTTTTTGAATGTCATTAAAAACTTGTTCTTTAAAATGTTTCGCCATTAATGCAGGATTCATATATCTAGGCGTATATACTATGGATGATTCTATATAATCCACATCAAGTGTAAGAAAAGATTCAAATACATTTTCGATATCCATTATTTGATAGGCGCTAGTTGTACAAACTACACCCAACTTACAGTTTTTATTAGCTGCTCTAAATTTCTCTAAATTAGATTTAAGTATATGCCAATTTCCTGTTCTAAAATAAGGATAGATATTGGTGCCTGCATCTAAACTAATGTGTATTAGGCTATTACCAAATTTGTCTAATAAATCAGATAACTCTATAGGATCAAACTTTGTGTTAAAATTACTGTGAAAAGTTAAGCTGATATTTTTAGCATTAGGATGATTAGACAATAATTTTAAGCAAGGAAAAAACTGTTTCTGATAAAGAACTTCTCCTCCTGCAAAATCAACTTTTCTTAAATTAGGAAAATATACGATTAAGTCGTTAACAATCGTTTCCATTTCTTCAATAGATATTGACATAGATAAATCTTCATCTGGTGTCAATTTATGAAATGTTCTTGTTAATTGTACTAATTTGTGTTTACGATCTTCTTCATCAGGTTGATAATGTTTTAGCTTACTAACCCAACCACTTGAATAAACATCGCTGCAATGTAAACAAGCCATATTACAAGCATTACTAAAACGTAATTCAATGTGCTGAATCAGATTTAAATCAACTTCGCCTGTTTCTGAATTATAATGTTCTAAATCTTCTTTATTCACTGGGAAATCTTGACGCATCGATGGACTACCAATTTGTTCTGCTTCTTTACAAAGGTGACAGCCTTTTGGCCAAATTCCTGACATCAAATCTTGTCTGTGTTTTTTAAAATTTTCCGAATTAATAATTTCAGATGGTTTTATTACATTTGAATTTTTATAGACATGAAGTTGGTCACTCTGCTGCGGGCAACTGGTGACAAAGCCATTTTTATAATTAATAGCTCCTAGAGAATAGGGACATAATATTTGATTAGCCATTAAATATGTTCTTCATGTCAGGAAATGTTTCTGCAAAACTAATACCACGTTGTGCATCACATAAATCTAAAAATTCTTTCATTTCTGGTAATCGAACACTCCAATCTTCGCTTTCCATAAATTTAAGCATGCCTTCTAATCTATCAATACCATAACCTGCATTACGCCATTGCTCATAAGTGACTTTGTCTTTGTGCCATTCTGGTATACCTTTTTCCCAGTTAGTTTCCCACCAAGGATAAAAATCTTCGTATTTTTGTCTGCATTTTTCTTTGAACCACTTGGGTAATACTTTTACATTTAAATGCGGTGGATGATATACAAAATGATAATTTACACCGCCTGCACCAAATGGCCACATATTGACTTTCTTGAATCCCTGCTGTAATTTCCACTTGATAAAATCAGGAATATAATATATGTTTAGAGCCTGTACAGCACAGGCCACAGTTACCTCTGTGTTATTGGGTGTTTGCGTATCTAATATATGAAACACTTCTGCTGTACGACTCCATTTGCTAGGATAGCGTATATAATCATTCATCTCGTGTATGCTATCAACACTGTAATGAAAACGAACTAGTTTGAAGTGTTTCCACAAATCAAACAAATCTTCTCGCCACTCTACCCCGTTACTATTATAGCGTAATTCTAAATTTTTTGCATGTCCTTGACGTATACATTCTTCCAAAATTTCGTAATGTTCTTCAATAATAAGACTTTCACCACCAGCAAAATATAACTGTTGCATATTTGGTATTTGATCATAGAACTGTTGCCAAAACACTGGATTATTCTTATGCCAATTGTAACTGCTACCATTAGTAGATCCTTTGTTGGCCCACATAGTAGTTTGTTTTAGTGTTGGATTTTCTATCTGTGGATGTATAGCTTGCCAATCTTTGATCCATCCGCTGCTATCATGCGGACTACACATTACACAAGCCAATTGACATTTAGTTCCGAATCTTAGATCAATGTAACTCAACTTGGGCGGTATTGATCCGTCAGGTGCTGTATCAGCAATTAACTGAGCTAAGTCTACACGATCCATCCAATAGGCAGTTTCCCACATTCTTTTGCTTTTGTGTCCGGCTGCTTCTTCTTTATAGCATTTAGTACAACTAGGTGGCTGTTCTCCAGTAAGCATCTGCTTACGTACATTCTTCATATAATTGCTGTTCCAACTGCTTAAAAAGTCACTTACATTTAAATTACTAGGCTTTCCCTCGTCTGTTTTTAATATGCCTACCATTCCACCGTGTTTTTTATCGTTAGTAGGTCCCACGCTGCTGGCGTTTGCTGTACAGCAAACACGCATACTACCATCAGGTCGTGTACTTAAATGTACCCATGGTAAAATGCAAAATGTTTCAGATGGTATTTTAGTGGTCATTTAAATTTAATCTCATTTTGATATGCTTTGTTTTTTGCGCATGTACGAATACATCTATCTAGATGTTTGCTGTGTGCTGGATCCCAACTAAGAGCAAGTACTTCGTCAAACCATATATTTTGTAAAACATCATTTATAGATTTGGTTGTTAAACAATTCCAGCCTTGCTCATATTCTTCAAGTTTTTCTCTAATATTTTCTTTGTTTTTAAAATAACTGTCCCATAAAAAACAACAAGGCCACATAGTTTGATCAGCTGCAATAAAAATTTCGCCTTCGTGAACTAATTTACAAACGATTGAATTTAATATTTCTTGTGTTTGTTCTTGTTTCGGATTTTCAATAAATTTTTGTAATTCAATCACTTCCTGTTTTTTACTATGTTCTTTTTCACCAGTAGTAGTAATTACAACTTCTTCCTTTACAACACGTTTTTTTACACCGTCTTTTTTACGTACAACTGCTATCCAATCATGTATACTATTTCTCATGCCGGTTCTAGTAGCAAATTTAAATCCTAAACGTTTGGCATGCTCTTCTGCTAATGGCAATTCATATTCGTTGTGATCAAAAACTATAAACATCCAAGTACCAGTCCCACCAGCTCTTGCATAGGATTCCATGTTACGTTCTATAACATCAAATACTGTGTTTACTCTGTAGATATGATTAGTTTCTCTGTATCCATCAACACAAAATACCACATCAACTTTTCTTGTTCTATTGCTTAGTGCGCCTAGACGATGCCACCAGTCAGCAGTCTGTATTCCACCATTAGTGCTAAGTTGACAATATCCGCCAAACGATGTTAGATACTCCACCATATCAATACATTCGTTGTTAAAAGCCGGATCACCCAATACTCCACAAAATTTAAATTGTTTGTCTTTAATGTGTTTAGGCGTGGGAAATATTCGTTTTATATCATCTAAAGTGATACTGTGTATTTCTAATATGTCAGGATTTTGTGTTCTAGCACATCCGGGACAGGCAGCATTACAATTACTTGTAATTTCTAATTCAATTTTTTTAATGTTATCAATATTCATTTAAATTGTCCCGCAAAAGCATCGTATTTGGACCCGCAAACTTTGGCGCAAACTGCTAATTTTCCATCCGCACAACTGGGTTTGTCCCAGCTTTCGGGAATAACTTTTTGAAAATATACACCATCGACGATTCGTTCTAAATTGTTTATTTTTGCGTTAATATTATCTTTTCCTACTTGATCAATAGCTTGCCAAATTTGAGATGCTTCTGGTTTATAATACCAAACATACATCTGACCTGCTGTCCAACAACAGGGTTGAACAATGCCTTCAGCACTAATATATAGCGATTTCTCCTCCGCTACCTTGCATTTTATGACAGCAGAATCCAATTCTTTTTCTAAATTAGATTTATTTTCTGGATTTAAATTAAATTTTTGAATACCTTGAACTGCAAGTGCGTCTGATTGCTTAGAAGGTAAAAACTTGATTGTTTCTTCTTTACCGACAACTTTGCTTATTTGATCTAGAACACTGTTTCGATATTTTGGGTTTGTGGGTGCTTGTAAAAGTGTCGATGTGCCTTTTCTGTTCATAGCTTGGTGCATTTCTTTGGTCACACCGCTAGCATTACTGAAAAATCTTGCACTTTTTTTGTATTGAAACTTTTCAAAACCCATAGACTTACTCAGTGCTTCTGCTTCTTCAACTTGATGTTCGTTATGTGCAAAAACGATATAGTCCCATCGGGCTCTTCCGCCAGCGTTGATGAAGGCTTTTGCGTTTTCCATTATTTTAAGCCATATAGTATTTTGTCTATACAAGTGATTGGTATCTTCTAATCCATCAATACTAAAAACTACATATGCGTTTTTACCTAAAATTTGCGCCAATTTTTTCCACCATTCGGGACGTTTAGCACTGCCATTGGTATACATAGTCAAATTCATTTTAGAATTGTTTGCTCTAAAATATTCAAATACTTCTAATGTATCTGCGGCGGCGACTGGGTCTCCATAATTGCCGCACATATACATTCTATCCAGCTGTTGTATAAATTCAGGGAGAAAAATTCTTTTGCAATCTTCTAATGTAAGTTCATTATCTTTCAAATAGGGATTATCTTCACCGCCGTTAATATTTCTAGCACACATAGGACAACTAGCATTACATCTTTCAGTAATTTCTAAATGCACTGTTCTAATATCTTTGTACTGATACATTATTTTAAAATTAAATTTATGTCCCTACCTGGACCAACTTGACTGGGTAATCCACCATATTCGTTCATATACCATTTAATAACTGCTTTGTACCAATTTTGACTATTATGATGTGCTTCCTTATTAAAACGGCTGATATTATTATTCGTGGCCTCCATAGTGGCCAAAGCTCTAGCACTTTCTTTTTGTAACTCGCGCATTTCCATATTATCCAGATCAATCATGGTTTACCTATTAGCATAACACGTTTATATCCTGAAAGTTGCAGTTCCCCTTCAAATAATATTTCTTTCATAGGAAACTTTTTTTTCATATGATCTATACTATGTACACAATTAACATGTTCAGGAATATCAAATAAATTATTACTTTGTATAGCAACTATAGGCGGAGAATCCATGCTCTTATGTCTTATCCTATTAAACCAATCTTCTGTCATATGTTCAGAACTTGAATTTATAACTAAGTTAGGTAAAAATTTTTCAGTAAATGTTGCCCCTGTTTTAAAATTTTCTATAGGCAACTCATATCCGTTTTTATGTAATACAGTTTCATTAATATCGGAAACTACAGATTTTACTGAATATTCTGCAAGTTTATCATAATTAAAAAACGTATCACTGACTTGGCAAGCTGTTTTATCTATATCTAATAAACGAATTTTTTTATATCCGATATCATCAAGTATATCATCAAAATAAAAAACTATTTGCCCATACCAACTACCAATAACTAAAATATTATCAAAAAAGATATTAATTTTTCTTAATTCTTTAGTCATCCATATTTTACTTTGTACTTGACCTCTACTAAATGCATCACAAATTTCTAAATTTTCTATTGTTCCATTATAACACTTATTAATTGTTTTAAAAAGTTTATAATCAGCAAAAATTTTGCTCAATGTAGAACTAATCTCTTTAAGTTTTAAATTATCGTTAGAATTAGCAGTATGAGCATAAAAATTTATTAGATGCTGTACATCATCTCTATTAAAGTTATTGGGTAATGCCTCCATAAAGACATTTTTTAAACTGTGTCCTTTATTTTCTGAATAAAGAACTTTTAAAAATCTAGCGCAGTGATCCGCCACTTGATGCTGTTGTTTAAATCTAAAATAATCTTCTAGACCGTGTAGCCAACTAACACTGTTTACATTACTTTCCATTATTCGCCTTTATCAAATTTATTTTTGAGCCACTCAAAGTCATTAATTTTTTTAAGCTCAGAAAAATTATTTTTATTACTAATACCAAATTCCACACCGGCTCGAGCACCAAGAACTGCGAATTTGCCATAGTCTTTATCTTCCCCAACGGTGGTCCAAATACGTAGTCTAATATCAGTTTCGTCATTCTTTTGCCTATCAATAACTTTACTAGATAATTTAACACACTCCCTAAATGCGCTTTTCCATGTATTAAAGGGATCAGTATTAAATGCAGTGATGTTACTAATTTGTGGCATCGGTTTAAAATGATTACTAATACTTGTAGTCATATCTGGTTTAGATGTATCCATATTAATTGTTGCTAATCTAGGAAACAATTTGACTCCGCCATAGCCATATTCCAAAGCATTGATGGGATTTTTACTTCTCCAAACATAGACAAAATCCTCTCTATCTGCAATAAAATCAAAATTAAAACTGTCAAGAATAACGGCGTCACCATCAACGACCCATATCATATTAGTAAAGCATTGTTTAGCGGCATGGATATGCGCCTGATGTATTCCTTTGATTCCATGTACACGTTTAGCCATAGGAAATCTAGATTTCAATGCTAACCAATTTTTATCAGCATTGGGTTCATTATAACTAATAAAAATTATATCGTACATTAATTACTCACGACTGCATTATTTTTCATCCTAGGAGGATTAGTATACATAGCTTTAAACATTTTACTCTGCGCTGAAGTAAAAACATCAGCCATATCTAAACCGATACCAGACTTTAATTTTTCCCCGAGTTTCTCAACCTCTATCATTAAGTTGTTTTCATCTTGATTTACGTATTGTTTCCAATATTCATTAAGCCACTTGAAATCCCTGACGTTTAAAAGATCCCAATCGGTACAATTAGTTAGATAACAGCCTTGTCTTGCACCATACATTGCCCATAGCCCATTATCAACGTCATTGCCTATGTGCATCCATATCATCAATCTATGAAAATTTTTCCAATGAATTAATTTTGCTAGTTGCCCTGAATCTGCCAACTTGGACCCCTCAAGCAAACTCATTTTGACACCTTCACGAAATCCTGCACGCCAGGCTTGCTGTGGACTAGCATTATTATAGACATCGCTCATACACTCATCTATTTGAATATAATTAATATCCCAACAAAAATCAACTTGTGTTTTTGGATTATTAGGGTCAGCATTTTCATGAGTTTTCATATCTAATATAAGTTGAGTTGGCCAGCATTTAATCCCACCATTGCCATATATCAAACCATTGATAATGTTCTTTGCTCCCCAACTAATTACTACTTTGTTCATATCAACTGTATCATCTTTAAAAGAAACACGTTGTTCTATCAAATTAGGTTTAACAATGTTATCGCCATCAACAATGACTACTCGTTCAGTATCGGCAATTTTTGCACAGGCTTTGTGAGCAGCATCACTCCCGTATATACCATGAACACGTTTAGCCCACGGCACTTTAGTCACCAAGTCTGCATAGTTTTCTTCTGCATTAGGTTCATCATAGCTGAGATAAATCACATCACAATCTATAATTTTAATAGTTTTACTCATTTTAAAATCACACCATAAGAATTGAAGACCGGTATTGTATAGATACTAAACTTTTCTGGTAATTGTTCAATATCAAAAAAAGAATTTGCTAATAATTTTTCACCAGACATGAGAAATTCATTATATAAAAAATGTTGATTATTCTTCTTAGTAAAATAAAATTTATAAGTATCTGTTAAATTTCTAGAAAAAATTTCTTTTTTGGCTTGATCTGTTAATAAAAATCTTAATTGTTTTTTATTTTTATCAATTAAAATTTTACAGTCTACATTGTCTTCAAATGTAGAGGGAATCATATAAAGAACATTGGCATTGATACTCTTTTTATCTGCATTAATAACTTCTTTATCAAACTTAAAATAATCATAAGTTAGCCCAGTAAAATCTTTTTTTCCTAACATAAAAGATTCGACCCTTTTAGCCGGAACTTCATAATATCTATCTGAAAATGTTTTACTATTTGAAATGGCAACAACTTGACCATTCTCATCGTAATGCACATACATAGAATTTACTATATAAGGCTGTTGAGCTTTTTTCACTGCTTCTTCACTAAGGCGATCAGTCATTATACGACTCCACGATTGCCTTTACTATTTCTGAATTTAAAAAGTCATCTTCTGTATAATGAAATATTCCCGTTTGTAGATAATTACCTATAATTAAGTTATCATCATAGCTGGTCATTAATATATCTTGCCATTTATGCGGAGTTTTTGCCCAGCCCTGCACTGCTGGTTTCATGTGTGTAAAGCTGGGAATAGATCCACTAATCAAAAATTGTTCTTCTGCGCCCATAAATTTGACAGCTAATGCGGCATTTATGTCCATGCTACAAAATTTTTGTTTTGATTTTATCAAAAATTTATCATAAAATTCATTATAATTGTTTGTGATAATTTCTAACCATTTATAAAACTCATATGATTGTCGATTCTTTTTAAAATAGTGAACGCCCATATAAACATTGGGCAAATTGTTATCAGTAAATGCTTTTCTATAAAAGTCACTTGTTACTATTTTATCTCTATATGTACGAACTTCACTAGTAAGAACAACATCTTTGTTAGCTAAGAAATCCCACCAATGATCATTTGATGACATCAGTAACATATCAGTATCATAAACTAGATTCTCTTTAAAAGGCGAAACATGGATGATCTTCCAACGATTTTCAATTTTCCATTCGTTGTTTTCTGCAGAATCATTCCAAGGAATCTCAATGATGTTGTCAAATACGTGCTTGTACCTATCTGGAACTGCATCGTTAGTTATTAAACATGTCTGATTATGCCTTTTATTATGTTTTTTTATCGTTAAGGCAAGCATATATGCTTGAAATACATAATCAGTTTTAGAATTTTGTGCTAAAAAAACATGACCTTTAGACATTGATTACTCTCATTAAACTAAATTTATTCATAACATGAATGTCTTTTTTATTAATGGCCACTGGGATATATCGTCTATCTTTAGATTGTATTAAAAATGTCATTCTTGTGTTTGAATATTCCAATAAAATATCCTTATCAGTAATAAACCATAATTTGTTAGGCATAGATGTTGCAAAATCTCCCTCAGTCAATCCATTCATCATATGAATAGCCATACTAAATGCAAAATCATTTCTAAATTTTTTAGTTGGGAGGTAAAACACTTTAGAATAATAGTTCCAATTTTCTTTAATCTTTCCTAAAAGATGAAAAAACAATTTTATCCTTTCAGTTTTTCTAAAAAAGAAAACTGTAGCCCAATAAAATGGAATGCCTAAATCACTGATAAATGTAAACTCAGATGTTTCTCTACTACTAGATAAATCAAAGGAATCTTTGTAAATTAAAAAATCATTTTTTTGAGTCCAACAATACCTTAAAAAATTCGAGTTGATGATAAAATCAGAATCTATGACCAAGGTCTCATCATAAGGTGTCAAGTCATAAGCATTATTTCTAGTATAGTTTTTCCAGTTAAGTAATTTGAAATCAGAATCGCCATCATAAAATCTTTTATTTTGATTACTGTTATCTGTAACAACAATGATCTTTTCAAATACAGATATTACATCTTCAGATGTTATATCTGTGTCTGTAATTAGAGTAACTGGGAGATTTAAGTGTTCAGTAGCACGCCTGGCAGCAAAAACTGCCATCTTTACATAATCAATTTCTTGATTGTTGTAGGCAAAAATTAGTATACCACGATTCATATATCTAATAAACTTTCTACCGATCTGCTAGATTTTAATTTTTGAAACTTAGTATTATATGCGTTTGCTGCAAAGAAATACTTGTCGAGCAATTCTTGTAGAAATTTCTTTGGATTTTGTATATCTACCGGTGTGTTGTTGTTATCAATAAGGACAAACGAATCTTGCCCTAAGTCAATCAAAGTTTTAACAAAATTGATAAGCTCTTTATCAACTTTAAACACTGTGCCATTGAAAAAATATATGGAATTTTGATGGTACTCTTCTAAGAGTACTCTTTTTTGCTCTGCTAATGCAGACATAAAATTAGATATTTCGAATGCTTTTTTTACTGTGTCGTCCATAAAAAATCCTGAAAGGTATAGTAAACTATATAATCTTTCAGGACAAATGTCAATGAATTTTTAGATTTTGATTAATTAAAACCTGTATTATTGATTGTTGCAGGAGGTAGTGGTAAGTCGACGTTAGACCCTGTGGGTACAAGAGCCTTAATTGAACTAGTCAGTGTTCCTTTGACTGGCTCATCAACGCCGCCAGGTGCAGCACCTTTTGGTAACGGCAAGATTGGTGGATCCCCGCTGTCATCATCTCTAAATTGTATCGTAACTGTAAGAATTCGACCATTTGCAACACTAACATCATCTTTACTTACAGAAATATTATAATCGTTTTCGGCATACACACCTGCAACTGCTGGTTTTATGAAAATTGTTTGAGGAGTTGTCGTTATAGTGTACCAACCTAAATCTGTTTTTGGATATCCTCCGGCTGCGCCAGTTCCAGAATATGTTGTTCCAGTAGAACCGAAAGATATTGTTGCCATATCATTGAGAAGATCTTTCCATCTTTCGGTTTTATTGTAAGACGGATCAGACGGAGGAAGACTGTGAACTAATGATGCACTAAATCTTATTTGACCGCCTGCATTGAAAAAATGTCGAGCAGCGTCGCCTGTCGGAAATGTAACAGTAAGAACTTGCGTCAACGTACCACTCCAATTGGTTGCCCTAATGCTAGGAGAAACTAAATTCTGTTCAGTTCCTTGATTAAATGCAATAGTCAATCTATTGACTTGACATGTTGTTGCAAATGTTTTATATTGGTTAACAAATTCATTAGTGATCAATGTACTATCAGATGGAATATCTAAATTTGGACCTTCATCTACTCCTGTCTGGTGCTGACGAACTTTAAGTAAATCATTTCGTAAACTGTTCCATTGGGCAACTGTAATTAAGTCTGGAGCTGGTTGTCCGGATACAATTGCTGATGATACTACTTGGCCGTATCCAGCATCTGATAATCCAGTACCTAATAGAAATTCAGCAGTGTTCTGAATATTGTTATAGTCTTCTGCATATATGGTGTTGCCATCAATTTTTGGAAAAATACCTGGTGATCCTGACATAACGTTCTCTTTATTTTGTGTTATTTAGTTATAGAACGATTGCTTCTACTAACTTTATTCCAACATCATTGTTTGTTTCCAATGCTATGGCAAACACATCTTGATATTGATGAAACCCTGCATGAACGGCACAACCATTATCGGCTGCAATTAATCTATCTCCCTTTTTAATAGCTCCAGTAACTTTTACTGGTACTCGGCCTTTTAAGGCCACAGCCTGACCATTGGATGCACTATTCATAAGATAGGCCGGGTGAGCTGAAATGACCCCAATCGCTCTATCTCCAAATATTGCTGCCCTAACTTCGGCTTCGCCACCAACTGTTACTACAGTGCCGACATCATAGTCTGCATCTGTTAGATATTTTTCAGCAAGGTCAGCATATTCTGCTTCAGCAGCAGTTCCTTCAAAACGATTTGCATATATATCACCAGAACTATCTCTTGCTGCGATAGTTGATGGTGTAGCTGTTAAACTAGCAGACACGTATGACCCGCCAAGATTAAGTGTATCTGCCTGCGTGGCTACTCCATTAAAAGATGTTGCAAAAACTGTTGCAAACTTGAATGAGCTAGAACCTAAATTACTTACATTGTTACTGCCCGGCAATGTGTTAGCACCTATAATTTTTAAAGGAGTTTGAACTGTACCTGTATTTGTTTTAAAAACAATAGTGTCACTTAGGACGTTTTGTATTGTTGGAGTTGTTCCATCAATAAACACAGACAAATCATCGTCGTTACCTACAGTAAAACCTAAATCACTGAATCTTATAGCAACTGTTGGCAATGAAGAGATATCATTTCTAACAAACTTGGTTGCATCTACGCCGCCCAATTTTAAAGCGTTTGATGATGTTCCCCAAAATCTATGATCTGTGGACGTTACACCTTCGACATCTGGCCCAAGCGTAACACTCGGTGTATTGACTAAGGTAATGCCCTTTTTAATTACGCTGTATCCTGTAATAGGATTGATTGCTGCATTAAGAGTAAATTCATCCGAAGAAATAATATAAACAACTACGCCATTAACCACTGCTTCAACAATAGCGTGTGTGGCGCTGGTAGTATCTACAACACTTCTAGATCTTAATTGTGTGGTTTCAGCATTGGCCACTGCTTGTGGACCAACTAATATAAATTCCGATCCACTCCAAGCATATAATTGATTGGTATTTGTATTATACCAAAAATCACCAGTAGTCAACCCCACTGGCTCGGAAGCACCTATTTCGGCGCCGCCAGTTGTTCTAAATTTAGTACCATCATAGAACTTTAGTTTTTTAGTTCCGCTATCATACCAAATCTGACCAGAAATCTTTCTAGTTGGTTCAGAGGTTCCAGCGAAATTTTCTAGAAGATGTACAAAGTTCTCATTCTGAACTTCACCATATCCTGCATAATTTTTTCCAATTAGCTTGATATCAAGCGTATTATCGACGGTCCCATCTTCAACTACGCTGACTAGTGTTCCGTTATATCTATTAATGTTATAAGGCATTCCCTAAACCCCTTTTCTATATTTATTTAAACTGGTACATTATCATATGCCCAGCCTCTATTTGTTCCTGTATAAACCAATGTAAACGCAGCAGCTTCCGTAGATACTACGACATTTGATGCGGCTCCGTTGATTTTTTGACCGTTTCTATCAATAGTTACTGGATTAAAATCCAAACCCTGAATTGAAGCGTCAATAAATGATACAAAATCCCCTATTACCGGACTTGCTGGCAGTGTTATTGTAAACGGTGAAACATCTGCAGCCAATAATATTTTTTCATTAGGTTGAGCTGTATAATTTGCTGACTTAGAAATCCAAGATGATTTTACAGTTCCTGTAACTTCTAAATTTCCAGAAATTTTAGCAGAACCGCCAACATGAAGGGTTTGTTCTGGATTACTATTGAAAATTCCTATCCTAGAAGTAGTGGTCTTTACAGTTATCGCTTCAACCTCAACTGTTGCATTTCTTACAATTAGTTTAAAATCTTGCCCTGATCTATTACTAGCTATGGCAAATGTTAAATTGTCTATCCTAAATTCATTATTTTGTGTCGGGCCAAGAACTAACGGCACTGCGTTCTGTATTCTTATTTGTCCAATAGTAGTGGAATCAGTTTCTGTACTTAAAAAACTACTAACACCCTTTAAATTCCCCAATCCATCAAGCAATGCATCGGCTTTAGATGCAGTGACATAAAATTTTATTTGACTGTCATTAGCTTGGGTGAATCCCTTTCTAATAACACCAGTAAATCCTTCACTAGTCAAATCTAGTGCGTCTCTAGTGGACGGAGTGAATTCATCTTTACTAAAAATTCCTAATAAACTTTGGCCTGCCCAAAGTTTTACAATCGATCTTAAATTTCCGCTGACGTCGGATACACTGACAACTTCAGGACCAGATATACCTTGTTCAGCAGTATATAAAGGCCCAGCTAGTACTGTATCTTGTCCATCATAAAAAAACATTTGATTAGATGCATTATTAATCCATATGTCACCTTGAACAAGTGTAGTCGGTCTACTTGATGCAATTATAGGACCACCACTAGTTTTAAACTGTGTGCCATCATATATCTTTAATCTATTTTCATTAGAGTCGTACCATATCTGTCCTCTGATAGGAAAATTTGGCGGAGTCGAACTGGCAAAATTTTCTAATAACTTGATAAAATTTTCATTTAGTAATTCACCATAATTACTGGTATTTTTACCAACTAGCGTGAGATCAGTGCTAGTTTGATCTATAGTATTATCAAGTAGTTCGGTTAATTCTGAACCATCAGTTTTATTAATAATGTATGCCATTAAGCTATCCTACCTGTAAATATGATATAATTAATTGTTTGATAATTATTTGTGATAGAAAAAGGCACTGCTAAGGAACTTGATGGCAAGTCGTCCATGAATATGCCACCACTGTCTACCATAAGTTGACCTTGTCCAGTTGCAGTGAGGCCATTTGACCCTTCTGCGTTCGTATCCGGGGGTGTACCTGTCGCTGGTTTAAACGCATAAAATTGGCTTCCTGCATTTCCTTTTAAATCATGTACGTGTTGTGGCAAATTATTACGTGTCAATTGTATTTCTGCAACACCACCTACACCGCCCAATTCATCAGCTGCAACATCTGGAACCCTATTAGGTCCTGGGGTTGCGCCCGAATTCGACATGTTATCTTTACCAAGAGGAAATCTTCCTCTCAAATCCGGTAATCCGAAAGTGGCAACTCCTGTTAAGAGACTCAATGGTTTATATCTGTACTCGATGACTGCGAATAATTCCGGGTATGAGGCAATAAGTTGCTCACTACCATCGCAAAGCAAATATCCGATAGGAACTACTGCACCGGCAAAGGGAAAAATTGCCCCCGTAGGTACTAAAGGAACATTTCTAAGAATAGTTGCTTTACTTACTCTGCTTAAAACCCCAGCTCGACTTGTTAAAAATTCATCACTTGCCTGAGAATCTGTCGCTTGTGGCTTATTTGTTATAAATGACGGGCTAATAATTCCAGTTAATGTCACAGTGTTGGTCGATGTTGATCCATTAAAATTAACCCCTGTACTAACAATATCACTTGCTTGTAATACAGAACCAAACGAATCAACCCGATCACCAAGACTAAACACTGTAGTCGATGTTAGTCCCGAAGCAGTTCCAGAAATATTACCAGTTAAAAATCCATTGAAATTGCCAAAAAATGTTGTAGCAGGTTTTCCTGCTAGTTCGCTTTCTGGTTGCCCGACCCTATTAGCAAAAATGTTATTCCACCTAACTGCGGCTGATCCTAAATTAAAAGAGTTATCAGTTTTTGGTAAAATTGTTTTAAGGTTTGAATTCCCATCGACTTCTAAATTTTCACCAACAAATAATCTTTTATTAATACTTGCACCACCAGTAGTCATTATTGATCCGGTGTTTATTCCGGTAGAGTTTTCAGTATTGGCTACAATAAGTTTTCCGTTTGTTTTTATATTTCCAACTACATCTAAACTTTCATCGGGGTTTGTTTTATTAATTCCTACTTTTTGACTGCTGTCAATTCTTAATACTGTTGGAGTACCAGATGAAGATTTGAGTTTAAAATCTATACTTGATCCAGAAATTTTATTAAAGATCAAAGCCGAATTACTATCAATAGCTATACTTAACGAAGAGTCTCCTCCGATATTGATACCGGCATTGTTTCTAACACTTAGACCAAAATTAGTTACGCTTGGTTGATCTGATCTTAGAAAGTTTGATGCTGCAACTGTAGAAGATCCTATTACTAGCGCATCTGCTTTTTCAGCAACACCCCAAAATTTATTACCTAACGTTGTACTGTTAAAGTTTTTAGATGATAAATTAATACCCTGTTTTAGTGTAGTAAATCCCTCTATTGCTGATTTCGGTGTGAACTGTCTTTCACTGATTATTGCTACTCTTTCATCCTTTACAAACAAGGTTACAACCGGTCTAACTTCATTACCTAACGTGTCAGATATTAATTCTACTTCTGCACCTGTCCTTTGACCTGTACTATATTGTGGACCAACTAGTACCCATGTAGATCCGTTGTAAAGAAAAAGTTGTTGATTATCTGTATCAACCCATAGATCACCAATTACAGATGTTACTGGTGATGTTGTTGCTTTTTTAACGTTACCTGCTGCTACCCATCTTGAACCATCAAACAATTTTAACTGATTATTTTCACCTACAGTAGTATCATACCACAGTTGTCCAGTTACTGGATTTGTCGGTTCAGTACTTTTTGCGAAATTTTCTAAAAGATGTAAAAAATTTTCAGCAATCGCCTGACTGTATCCAGCATAATTTTTTCCAATAAATGCAACACTTCTATCTTGATTAAGAGTCTGATCGTTAACTGTTATTGGCGTTTTTGTTGTGTCGCTAAACTTAACTTGATAACTCATATTATGCTCCGTTCAATCCAGTTAAACTCTGTATTCTAACTGTATAGTCTATTTGAATTAATCTATTCAAAGATTTTTGCACTGGGTGAAAAATTACATGAGTTAATAATTTACTGTTTCCTGAAGAACTATAAGATTTAAGACCCAACTCATCAAAAACAAAATTTCCTTCATTGCTATTTGAATTATCAAATGCTTGTTGCCCTGCAGCATCGCCATAATCTAAAAGACATGTAATGAAAACATCTGTATAGTTAGTGCCAGTTACGTGCCTAGATTCGATAAAATTCCTAGTTGGGTCTACGTTTGATATTGATCTGTCATCAACAACTTTGGCATAACGTTCATTATAAAGACTGGCATTAATACCAGTGCTGTTTGGTGTAAGGTACGTGATGATACCTGTAGGATCGACCGCTGTTCCTCCATTACCAAATGCCATCTCATATATAAACCCTTGACCAGAATTTGAAATACTTTCGGCAAGAGCTATACTCATATTTTCATAATGGATTGCATTTCGTTTATTAACATATATTTTCTGGGACTCGGGATCCCAAATTTTTATATGCCCTTCTACATGTATTCCGGTTAAATCTCTATTTTGCATGGTTATCTCGCATTATTTTATTATTTATCTGCTTTCATAATGTGTTAGTTTTATGATTTGAATGGTTTTTCAAGAACGTCTAATGCGTGTTCTAGGGAACACAGCACCAGATGATGGTCTCGAACTTACATTTATTTTAGGAAATACATTTCCCTCAAATCTTCTTTCAACATAATAATACAGATACTTGTTTGGTGCTCCTTGCAAGTCTCGTCCATCAGTAGGGCCGCCGTTTGTAGTAGTAAGTTGCCCAGTCTTTGAATATCCTAAAATATACTGTTTAGCTTGTTCTTGCCTCATTGTTGGGTATGTTTCCAAGGCACATGCTAATACTCCACAAACTTGTGGACTTGCCATGCTAGTTCCAGAATTTTTATTAATTCTAAAGGAAGAATTCCTGGGGTCAGGAGCTCCGCCTGAAGGAACTGCGCTTAAAATATGTGTTCCTGGAGCAAAAATATCAACACCAGGACCACAATCACTAAACGTTACTTTTTGATCTAGTTGAATAGAATCAACGGCACCAACACAGATATTAGGAATATCATAGTCACCATTAACCGTATCATCATTAGCTGTGGGGCTTGTTCCTCTCATGTAATAATAAGGTTGAGCTACACTACCTGGATATCGAATAGCCATTTCAAAAGTATTATCCCAATCTGGGCCGCCCGGTATATCGTGTTTCCATCGGCCGTTCCCTGCGGCTCCAACAAAAAGTATTCCTTCATCAATAGCATCTTCTAAATCTGCATCTAACGGACCTACACGAACTGGTATTCTTTGATTAGCTATGAACCCCCATTGATTGAGTTGATTTGAACTAAACCCACCACCCACAATTGTTTTTCTATTATTTTGTGCAATGCTAATGTCAATCCTTGCAGGATATGCTTCATAAAATGTATATTGATATCGCATGTTTGGGCTACCTAATGTCCCACTTGTATTTGCATTTCCTTCTACTATCACTCTATAAGTTCTATTTGGTGCGATGCCTTCAACTCCATGATATATTCTTTGAACAGAATTGTCAGCAGAGCTAATCATAATCTTCGGTAACGGGGGATTAGACGCTGATAATCCTGAATAATTTGCAGAACCCGAACCAAAAGTCAAATATGTATTAGTGCCCACATAAACTGCTGTATAATCCACAGACAAGTATGTAACATTGAATGGTAAATTTATTTGCCAGAATCCATCGTCATTTGAACCTGATGAAGGTGTTGTCGAGGACGTTAATCCAGAAGTAGTTCCGATGGATGCACCAATTAAACTCTCAACTGTGGCGCTGGCGTTTCCGCCTGTAGATTTGCTAATCAAACTCATTAGCGATGCAAAAACTGGATCAGTTGACGATTGCAAATCCACTGTTGTAGTATAAGTGACTGTGTATTGTCCAGTAACCGTCAATGATACTGTTTCTTCAATGAGCGTTTCAATTTGACTTCCAAAAATTGTATCCGTATATGTTGTAACAACACTGTTGGGATCTGTTATTGTTACTTCAGAAGTCAAAATTATTGGCCCAGTTGTTGAACCCACAGCCACATTGCTTAAAATTTCGAAACTAACTGGTTGTGTTATAGAAAATGTTAGTTGATAAGTTGTGTTCGGCTGGACAAAAGAATTAAAATAGCATTGGGCACCTTCTTGTACCCAAGTCCCAGGAATTGAATTAAATGTAACTGTGTTAGGTGTTCCTGCTTGTGAACCAGTTGTAATGATTCTTTGAGATATATTTTCAGGATCATTAGTGAAAAAAGACAGTAAAGAATTAGAACTATATACTCCAGATAGCCCTGTATAATTTGTAGTTCCACCAGGAGCTTCATATCTAGTTCCTCGATACGTCACAGCAGTTATATCGGCAAAACTCCATTCTCCAGGAAAAATACTCATGCCCCAACTGTTGTTACAAATAGTTGGATTTTTTCTACCAGTAGCCGGGTTCACTGTCTTAGTTCTATGAAATTCTCTTACATAGTCCATAACATAGGGAAAAAGTGCATTTCCTTCATCACCAGCATAATAGTAAATGTTGTATATATTAGCTGCTCTTGCCCAGCCTTGAGTATTACCTGCTACTGTTCCAGCAACGTGTGTAGCATGGTCACTAGTAGAATAAACGTAATTTCCTGGTGGCAGACCCCTAACCACAGGATCGTGTTGAAGCCAATTGTATTGCACTGCCCTAGAGCCACCAGTTCCATTTGAATTTACTGCATATTCTGGATGATTAAAGGTAATGCCATTTCCATCAATGATGACTACATCAACATTTTTTCCTGTTTGAGCAAGTTTTATTGTTCCAGATGCAATTGGATTACCAGTTCCAGTTCCATCAAATCCTAGTCCTCCCCAATTGGCTCTTTGAGATCCCTCAACGCATCGTAACAAGCCCCAATTGTTCATGTCTGTGGCACTACTTCCACTTTTATTCCAGTTAGTGCTTGTTTGCGATATTGAAAATTCACCTGCAGAAATTCCTAATTCGCTAGGAATTAGTTCGATATTTTTTACTCTAGTATCTTTTTTTAACTCTTCAACCTCCCATGCTGTAAGCATAAATTCAGAATTTCTACTGACTGGGCGTTTGTTTACACAGATAACTGCTCTAAGTATGTCAGTTCCAGGAGGCGCAATGCCATCAGTTTCGAGATCGTTATGCAAACTTTCCATCATCTCAAAATCATGGAGTGTCACAATATATCTTTTTACACCTACATAATCGATCATTGACATATTATTAATCCTCTAGTTGTACAATTGTAAGAGTAACTGTTATTGTTGTACTAATGGCACCTTTGTTTGTAACTGCCAATTGAATATCTGTGGTGGGAACTGTTTCATTATTAAAACCAAAAACAGCAGGTGTCATTAAAATTGTTTGGCTACCGGTCGTGATAACTTCAGCAATAACTCCAGATCCGGGTGCTGGATCTGTGCCTTCAGATCTACTAATGTCACTAGTTCTTGCAGAACTGCTAGAATAAATCCTTACCCATGCAGCATCAGATGTAGAAACTTTATATAACACATAACCTTTGAATCCTGTAATTGTTATATTTGCTGTTGCTCCGGCTGCAATGTTTGAAGTTGTGGCTTGAGCATCAACTCTTGATCCTAATCCAGTTCCGGATCCGCCAGTAGCTGTAGAATTGATAGTAATTTCGTCACCGACTCTATCTAAAGTTACATTTGTGCCTGCAACAAGTGTAACATCATCATTTCCACTACCACTGCCACCGGCAGTTAGCCGTATAATTTTCTTGCCAGCAGTACCATCAGCAGCACTTATCGTGTAAGTTGTATTTGTATCTACATTTATTTCATCACTTCTTGCAATGCTTACCCAATTGCCATCAGATGAATAAAATAATCTATTATCAGCATCACTAAATGCTAGGGTTCCTTCATAAGTCGAAGCATTTGGAAAGGCTGTTTGATCTGCATAATAGAAAGGAATTATATTTCCAACAACCGGTGCAGTTATCAATCCTACATCACTAACTGTGACTAAACTATTTTTAATAAGTTTTCCTGTAGTATTGTCGTATCTTGCAATAGAATTTGATGTTGCCGAACTAGGTCCTTTAACATAGTCTGTAGAAACACTAATAACTTGATTTGTAATAGTTATACTAGTCCCGTCGACCTTAACGCCACCTAATACAGTAGTAGTTGCAACTGGAATTATTGGTTCATCGGCACTTAATATTCCGTTAGGATCTATAGTTAATCTTGCACCTACCCTGATTCCACCTAAAGTAGAAACCGTTGCTGTAGGTAACACATACTGGGCCGCAGATAATACTCCCGACCCATTAATGGATAAATTTGCCCCAACCTTAACGCCACCCAACACAGTTTCACTTGCTGTAGGGAGTGTATAGTTTCCTGGATTAGCTGATAATACTCCTTCTGAACTTATTGTTAAATTATTACCGACTTTAATTACACCGAAACGTGTCGGCGATGCTATTACACCAGTGATCGTCACATTACCAGTTTCGGAATCCACAGCAACGCCATTAGCTGCTGTAATACCACTAACTAAACTTAATCGGCCACTGGTTGAACCTAAGGCCGTATATAGTTCAGTAAAATTGTCATTAATTTTGTTACCTGCTGATCTCAGCGAATCGCCGGTACCATCATTAGGTATTTGGCCAACATTAATAATTTGTATTGCCATTTTTCTTATCCTTTATCAAATGTTAAATCACCTGAGTCAAAAGTCAGCGATTCGTTATCAAAACTTGTATCAATTAAATTTAAATTAGATTTCTTTGTGATCGGTATTGCCCCTTCTTCAGCAAGTAAGAAGTTAACAATAGCATTGTTAGAGTTTGCTAGGTCACTACCAGGATCATTCCAAATCTTGCCAATCTTTTTAATAGTTATTATTTTTGTTCCTGTTGATAAACTGTTGGTTAATCTAACAGCGGCTGTTGTACCATTGACTGAAAAATCTGCTTCAAACTCTACATCACCTTCAGGACTTTCATAG